AATCCATTACCATACAAGTATTTGCAACCATTGCGTTTGATTCTATAATAGTCATATTGTCGACCTTCATACCTGAATCAGTTACAAAAGGCGGCATCATGTAATTATTGTTACCGTCTTTTTTTAACTTCATTCTATTAATATCAACAATATTTAAAATTGCGTGATTTGCTGAATATTTAGAATTAGCATCTTTCATCATGTCTTCAGATGTTTTAACCAAAAGATCATAAATAGACGCGTCTACAATACCAGAAGCAACCGGAGTATAAGTGCCTGCAGATGTATAAGCTCCTTTCATTTGGTTTGCTGCTCCAGATCCAACTAATAACTGTGTATCTTCTACCAAAGCTACATTTACCTGTAGAAAGTTTTCAAGCTCTCTTGTAAATCTTGGAATGTCAAATAAACTCTCTTCGCTCATCGGTATAGTATCGCCGATTTTTTCTAAACTTAAAGAATATTCTGTGAATGTTGCTGTAGATTCTGGAAATGTTGCGCCTTCTGCTACTGATGCGGCCGCTCTTACTACTGTTGCCTGTGTCCAATCTGCGTATCTAATAACGCCGTTTGATCCTGTGCCTACTGGTACCTTGTTGAAAAGGTCGTACATTCTCAAAGATCTATGCGCTAACTGGCCAATGCTTTCTAATCTCATAGATTGCGTAGAGGCGCCTACTGAAGCTCTCAAAAAGTTTGCTTTTACTGTGAAGTCTAAAGCGCTGTTTTCTTTTACTGCTTTAATTAAAGCGTCTTTGTGTTCTAAAACTTCTTTTAAAAGTGTGTCAGAACTTGGATCTTCTGCCAATTGTTTTTGAAGTGTTAATAATGCTGCTCCTTGATCTTTCAAAATTTGAACATTAACGGCATTTGCCTTTGTCATTGTTTCGGCTAATTCTAATTTTAGCGCGTCAATTTCTGATTTATCAATTTTTGTATCTATAGCTTCATCTATTGCTTTAGAAATTTCAGCATTAAACTCGCCTAATAATTCAGCTTGTTTTTGTACTTCTACTGTGTTAAGGTCTAACCCTTTTTCGGTTAACCATTCGTTAAATGTCTTTTTCATTTTTTTTGTTTTTCGGCTTTTGCCATTATTTGAAATATAGAATGCTGCGGCTTCTCGCTTTGAAGTGTTAAATTAACGGCTTCTTTGTTTTGAAGTGCTTTTAATTGACTACAAAAATAATCAAAACTTTTACTTGTTAAGTTTTCCCCAGTTTTTAAAGCAAATTCTACCATGTCATCAAAAGTTTTATTTTCTAATGTAGGGGTTAACTCATTTGAACCTCTAATAACACAGCTAATTTCTATTAATTTAGCTTCAGAAACTGCCCAGTAAAATCCTTGATCTATTGCTTTTTCTTGGTTTGCGATTAGATCAATATATTTGTTAAATGTTTCTAATTCGGTTTTTTCCTCTTCCGTTTTTGGGTCCTCATGATTTACGGCTAAATCTAATTTAACATATCTCATCCCTACGCTATGCTGTTGAACTTTTCCAGCTTCGTAAAGTGTAAAAATTTGCGGGTTTAAGTCTTTTGAAATTTCAGAATCCATTAAAAGCGCCGTTGTATAGCCTTTTTTATCTATTCCCAAAACGGACCATTTAACATCCTGTTCATAAACCTTTTCTAATAAACCTACTTGTGCGGTTAACTGATGGATGTGATCATGTAAATGAACTACATTTTTTCCGTTTTCCGAAATTGATTTACTGAAAATTCCTTTTATATGCACGTCGTCATGTGAATCCATATAATTATAAGTGTTTCCGATGATGGTTCTGGTGATGCTTTTTGCTGAATCGGCTTTATTTGCGGCCCCTAATTTTACATCTAATGATTTTATATTTACAGAATCGCATTCTTTTAACGCTTCTTTTTTTAGCCGGATAGCCTTCTTTTTATCCTGTAGTATTTGTTTTAGTTTATTCATTTTTTTATTATTTGATTCTTATCAATAGCTTTATTTTTTGAAGCAATTGATTTATTTAGCTTCATTCTATCTACTTTTTTTTCTGTACTAAAAACCAGAACAGTATTATTTTGTTTCCTCTTCATTGCCTAAATTCGTTATTTGCGTTATACTGGTCTGAACCGTTGGAATGTCCATTTCTGGAATGTCTAAAAGTGTTTCGCCTAATTTTTCCCGTCCTTCATTTCTACTAATTAAACCCGCTGCCACATTTTCTCTTATTTCTTTATGCTGTTCTGCAGGTGATAAATTTAAAGCTTCAATTTTATGTTTGTTAATTTTTAGCTTATAAGTTACGCCGTCCATTTTAGAGATGTCTTTTAAATAGCTCCTCTCATAGCCTTTTATTAATTTATCGGCAAAAGGTAAGTAGACATCAGTATAAGCAACTTTTACGGCTGTCGCATAGTTTGAATAGGTCGTGTTTTCCATGTCACCCACCACAATAGACGGAAGCCTAACCAAAGAAGCCAAGCGCCGCAATTCTTTTGCTGCTGATTCGAGCATTTGCATATCTGATGCAGGCGCTGAAATTGTATTAACATCAATTGGCGCTGATGTTATATGTGCCTGATTCATTCTATTTGCCCCGCCGACCAATGATTTAAAAGCGTCGTTTATAGATTGCCGATCTTTTGTTTGAAGTGTTAAGCCTCCATTATTGGCGGCGCCTGAAATAATAACTTTAGATCCGCCATTTTTATAATATGCTTCACCGGCTGTTTCTATCTGGTTGCTTGTGCTTAGCGCTGTTTTACCTGCTTGTAATGGGCTTAAACCATTGTGTGCCTTTCTACCTTCAACAGATGGATTTGTTAATTTAACGTGTAACATATCCTCTAATAAAATAGTAGTTTCTTTACCGCCGTCTTTTAAAGTATAATTCTGGATCTCCGATAAAATAGAATTAGGGTTATTTGTGTTGACAGTTACTAATTCAGGTGGCAACGATATAATATTAGCATCAATAAAACCGATGCTTTTCCTTCTTTTATAGCTGAATAATTCGCCGTTTGTTACTAGGTATATTATTATTTCTTCCCAAAATTCACTAATTGTCTGATGGTCATTTGGATGAAATATGTAATCATAAGCGGCCCCGTCTAATACTGTTTCCGTTTCACCTGATGAATTTACTTTAATTAACGACAACGGCAAAGAAGAAACGCCCGCCGCGATGTTTTGAGCTATTGCATACCATGCTGAAGATGTCATATAGCCCAATGATAACGCTTCGGAATCAGACATTTTTTCGTAGTTTACATCACCGCCCAACGGCATGAAGTTATAAAATTCGGTTCTATCTTGAAATGTCAAACCTTTAAACCAGCTATTAAAACTCATAAAATCAATTTAGGGCAAAATTAAACAAACTATTTGAAATATTATTTTCTCATTTGTAGCTGTTCAATTCTCACATTTTTATGATCTATTGTTTTAACTTTTTGTTTGCTTCTTAAATTTAACTGGCTTTGGTAGTTTAGACCGGATATTTTGCAGGCCGTTTTAAAGCTGCTACATTCTTCCGTTTTGTTTGTTTCCTTCCAAGTAATTTTGTGATACTTCATTTTTTTAATTATTTTTATTATATTTATAGTTATTTATCTAATATTTTAAGTATCTTTGCCATTTGTTTTATCGGCTATTGGCCTTTTTTTATCTGATTGGTTTGTATTCGTTACTTCTTAAAAACCAATTCCAGTCATTTTTAGTATTCATTTCGGCCTCTTCAAACTCTTCTTTACTCATTGGCATTGTTCTGTATTTAGATCCGTTTTTTCTAATCGTAAACGTTCTTTTACTGTGGTTTGGTGTTGCTGTTAATGTGCTTTCGTTTTTCATTCTTCTAAGTTTTAAAATTAATAATTGGGGGAATTTCACCCCCTTTTTTTTAATATGCTTTCCCGCTAATTCCTTTTTCAAAAACGTCATTTTCCAAAGTGTATCTTTGCATTTTACCGTCTTTTCTAACTTCTGCCCATAAGTTAGGCACTCGGTTAGAGTACTCTGCTCTGTATTCAACTAGCTGATTTAACTTGTATTCAACATAGTGCGCCTTTACAACTAAATCTGTTTTAATAGTTTCATATAGGTGGCTTTCTTCGTAAAATCTAATCTCTGTTTCAACTTTTTTCATCTTGTTTTGTTTTTCTTTAGCTTCTTTGCTGAAACAAATATAGTATAAATATTATACAAATAACCCTTTTTATAATATTTATTATATTTATTATTTAATAGATACTTTTAATTTTCTATTAAAGCTATCGGAATAAGTATCTTTAACGGTTCCCATTAAAGTGTCATATAAAAATTCGTTTTTTATTTCAAACCAAGCATTTCGCGAACCCTTTAAAATTATGTGTTGTATAGTATCCAAATAACCTTTAAAATCTCTATAATGTATAACTGAATTATTATCCGATGTTAGAGATCCAATTTTTACATTTGTTATTACTGTTATTTCTTTTTTAGGATACTTATTTTTAAAATTCATAATAATATTGTTTGTTTTGTTCCTTACAAATATAGTATAATTATTATACAAATAACCGTTTTAATAATATTTATTTTTATTTTGTCTAAAAATATGGGGGACTTTCACCCC